CACTCTCTCTCTCTCTCTGGGGGCCGCCGACCGCCGAGCGCCGCCTGGGAGCCGCCGGGGTTCCTGCCGCCGCCACACGCTCCTCCTCCCTGCGGTCGTCGTCGCTCCCGCACCGCACCGCACCGCCCCGCCGTCGTCGCTCTACTACTTCTCCTTCTTCTACATGGTCCGACCGTCGGACCGAGCAGTACGGCCCGCTGGCGGCCTCCTCGGCGTCTCTCCCCCCCGAATCCCCTTTTCGCCTTTAAGACAGATACCCCCCTCTTTAAATCCCCCCGGTGGTCAAACCAGCGGTCCGACCGAGGCGGCCGCCGAAACCGCACGACGGCAGGCGGATACGGCGCTAACCCTTTATTACCCCCCTACGTCAGACGCTCGGCTGACAGCTCAAAACCGCACGACGGCAGGGCCGTTGCTGTGAGAGGCGCTGTGCGGGCCGCTGTGCGGTTCCCGCTCCGGGAGGATGCAGACCCTTCACCGACCCGCTCCGACGGACGGCGTCAGGCGGGGGACAGCCGAGCGGCCCGACTGCGCCTTCGGCGGTGGCCGCGTAGCTCCGGGCATGGACCATGAACCCTGGTGGACCTACCGAGCACGGACCCGAGACACGAGCGACGAGCACGGCGTGGAGGCCGACGACACCGACCCCGACCCGGCAGTCCCGCCCAATTAGTTGGGCAAAACTTAGCTTTATCACGGGCCGTCACCCAGGTCTGCGTAGCCGAGGAGGGCCGTTCTCCCGGCTACATGGACCGATGGCAGACGCCAATTTCGCAGGCCCTTCCCCTGGGGCCTTCCGACAGACGTACCGCCGAGAAACCACTGCTGCCGACGAGGAGGGCCGGTAAATGCCGTCCGTCACCCGCCTCACCGAGAGCGACAACCGCGCCGAGGGCTTCGCCGTCGAGACGGAGTCCGGTGGGACCACCTACCGCTACGAGTTCGAGGTGGTCGAGGAGCGCGACCCCGAGGCCGACGACGAGGAGGGCCGGATGGGGACCGTCGAGTTCGTCGCCCGCTTCGAGGACGGCGCACCGTCCGACCTCTCCCTCACCGGGGCTGCCCGAGAGGCCATGAACGACTACGGCTTCACGGTGGAACAGTGACCGTCGAACCCGACGACGACGACGCTCACACCTACCAGGTCGGCGTCATGGCCGAGCGGCTGGACGAGTACCTGGACGTGCTGGAGGAGGAGCGCGAGACGGTCGAGGCTATCCTGGCCGACCTCGAAGACGCCCCCGACGACGAGTGCCTGACCCGAGAGGAGTACCGGCAGGTGTTCCCCGCGACCATGCCGACCGAGGAGTGGGGTGGTTTCGGTGGCTGACGACGACCGACTTTTCACCGGCTCCGACGACGCCGCCCAGGCCGGGCCGCCGCCAGGCCAGACGACCGACCCGCTCCAGGGGTCGGACCCCGTCGGTCTGAAACCGTGGCTGGCGGACCTGACCTACGACGAGGTTCACGCCTTCACCGTCGGCTTCGCGCCGATGTTCACCGGCCTGCTGCTGCTCCCGTTCGTCCCGACCGTCGCCGTGGTCCTGCTCGGCCTCTCCGCCGTGCTCACGTCGGCGGCTATCATCGAGAAGCACCGACCAACTCGAACGCTCCGGTACGTGGTCCGCGAGGTCCACTACTACCTCGGAGGGCAGGCCGTCGCGGCGTTCCTCGGTGTCGGATGGGTCGGTATCGTGGCCGCCCTCTCTCACCTCGCGGGGGCCGTTCTGTGACCCGCGACCAGAAGCTCGCCGTGGCGGGCCTGCTCGCCGCTGGAGTTGGTGCGTTCGCCGCCGGGAAGCGGAAGGCCGACCGCCAGGACGCCGACGACGAGGACGACGGCTTCGTGGAGGTTCCCATCCGTGGCTGACGTTCAACGGTCCGACGACGGGGTTCCCGAGGAGGTCCCCGACGAGGCAACCACCGAGCACCCGCCGGAGGTCCCCGGAGCGGAACCGGAGGACTACCCCCGGCGCTGGTATCTCTACCGGAAGCGCGACGTGTCCGGTATCTCGGGGAAGGGCGTCGTGGCCTACGGCGTGCAGTTCCCGGACGGCGTCGTGGCCTACCGCTGGACCACCTCGCCCCGGACCACGCAGTTCGCCGTCTCCATCCACGACGTGCAGCACATCCACGGCCACGAGGGGAAGACGCTCGTGAGGTGGATTGATGGGTGACGAGCACCCGGAGCGACCGACCAACCCGAACACCAACATCGACGGGGCGACCTGGGACGCCTACCAGAAGACGACGGCGACCTGGGCCGTGAAGCTCCCCGTGGACGTGACCGTTCGGACCAGCCACGGGCCGGTCGAGGCCGAGGGCGGGGACTACCTCTGTATCTCCGCCGACGGCGACCTCTACCCGTGCTCCGCCGAGACGTTCGAGAAGCAGTACGAGCCGAGCGGGCCGCTGGAGGGGTCGGAGTGACCGGAACGCTCAAGTCCCGGTTCTGCGGCCTGACAGCATGGTTATCTGTCTGTTCTGCCACGAGGAACATCCGAGCCGAGTCCCCCCGACGTACTGCCGCCAGTGCGGCGGTCGTCTCGACGCCGACGGGACGCTGTAGCGGGAGGGCGGCATGACCGAGGAGAAGACCATCGGGGAGGTCTACGACGACCGGAACGCCCTGGTGCTCGGTCTGGCCGCCACGGTGCAGCGCCTCCACGACAAGCTCCGAGCGGCGGGCCAGGGCGCGGCGATGGAGTACCGGACCTGCTGGACCGAGGACGACGGCCTCGACGCCGACGCCGACGAGTGGGCCATCGTGTACTGCTGGCTCCCGACAGGCCAGGTATCATGGCACGTCCCGAGGGAGATGGTCGAGCAGACCGACATCCCGAAGAAAAGCGCCGAGTGGGACGGCCACGACCGCGCCGAGAAGAACCAGCGGCTCCGGTCGCTCGCTGGCGGAGATTAACACCTCCCTAAACCGTCACTTTTCCACCAATTACGGCCTGCCCTCTGGCGTTATCACAAAACGCAAATCATCCATTAGACTGATAGGCTCTGACTGATTAGGGCCGGATGCGTACCAGAAATCCGCATGGTAGGAGCGTCCTACATGGACCGAAGCCCCGGAGGCCCTATACCCCTCCGGGACCGGACCGTGAACGGGGTCGGCGGTTCCCTAAGCCGCACACCGACCCCGCGAGTCCCTATTCGCTACGCAGCAATTAATCTCATGCAGTTACCACGCTGTCTTTGAAAACCCGGTGAATCCCGGCCAATTCTCCCGGCCAATTACCGCCGCACGTCGGGCGATTCATAGGGTCGCACTAATCTAAAAGTCGGGCGAGAGACACCGTCTATCCGGCTACATGGCAGACTCTACGAACACGGATATGCCCCTGACCGAAGGGGCCTGGACCCGAGAATCGGACGACCCCCTCACCTACGAGCACGACGACGGCGACCTGCTCCGGTTGAAGGACTCGAAGCACGGCCACGGTGTGTGGTTCTACGACGAGGGCCGCGACAACCTGGCCTCGACCTACCGCTACGGCTTCTACCAGGACCGCGACGACGCGAAGGCCCGCCTGAAACGGCTCCTCGGTCGGGAAATCACCAACCTCCGGGGCGAGGTCCGGCAGTCCTCGAAGGCCGCCGACGACGAGGGCGACGTGACGCTCGGGAAGTCCGACGTGGTCAGCGCGGCGTACCCGGTCAACGGAAGCCAGGCGGAGGTGCTGGCCCGCCACTACGACAGCCTGAACGACCTTCGAGACGCGACGGACGCCGAACTGCTGGCCCTGGATGGTATCGGCCAGGGGACGCTCGACACGCTCCGGGAGAAGTTGGCCGACGACGACGCCGACGGCGGCGACGACGAGGACAGCTACACCGAGGGCGACGTGGACACCACGGTCGAGCCGTCCGGGCTGGACCTGGACGACCCGGCGACCGACATTACCGGGGTGGGCGACTCCTCGAACCTCGCACAAGGCGACACCGTGGGCGACTTCTGGGCGATGGGCTGCCCGTTCCACGAGGTCAGCCCCGCCTGGCAGGCCGACGCCTTCGAGGACATCCTGGGGGCCGACTTCTTCGAGCAGACCAACCCTGCCCATCTTATCCGCCTGTTCGCGGGCTACACCGCCGCCTACGGCTTTGACGAGGACGGCGAGGAGTTGGGCAACTACGCGGAAGCCCTGTTCGGCCAATTCGACTGGGACGACGTGCGGTGGGCCTGGGCCGACCACGGTATGTCCAGCGACTTCGGGAAGGTGGCCGCCGGGAGCGAGGTAATCGAGGAGCAGGCCGCCCTGGCGACCGGCGACGAGCTACCCCACTGGGAATTGGACTTCGACCCGGAGCAGGACACCGGCCTCTCCGGGCTGCACACGACCGAGGACATCGAGGTCTACCACGACTCCAACAGCGGGGAGGCCGTGGCGGTCCACTACACCGCCGACATCCCGGACCAGGAGGACGACGTGTACGTTCCCTTCGAGACGGTGAAGCTCTACTCCCTGCTGTTCCTGACGGACTTCACGGACCCGGCGAACGCCGAGCACGTCCGTCTCGTCGTGGACACCGAAACGTCGGACTCCTCGAAGCGGCGCACGGTGTCCGACGACCGGGGCCGGAATAACCGCTACGTGGCGGTGTTCGACCACCCCGCCGCCGACGTTCACGGTATCGCGGAGGGCCGCCTGACGGTCCGACCCCGCGACTTCGACCTGACCGAGCCGTCCGAATACGACGCCTGGGCCGGGAAGGTGGCCCAACAGGTCGAGGAGCGGCGCGAGGCGTTCGAGCGGGAGATGGGACGCGGCCCCGACGACCTGCGGGACGTGGCCGGTGTCGCGCCGTCGGACCAACTCGAAGAAGCGACCCACACGCTCGGCCAGCCGAACGCCGACCGTGAGGACCCGAACGAACTGGACGCCTTCGAGGAGGCGATGGGCGACATCTACGACCCCACCGAGGAGGTCGAGGAGCCGGAGCCGGACCCGTCGGTGAAGCCCGAGGGCGACCTGTCCGACCCTCGCATGGCGAGCAACGTTGGCGGGAAGGCGTACCACTTCCCCGTCCAGATAGGCGACTTCGAGATTGCCCACGTCGGAACCGAGTTGGTCTACTCGAACGACGGGCCGTACACGGTTCGAGTCGGCCAGCACCACCGGATAGCCGACGCCTTCGAGTTCCGGCTGTCTCACGAGGACGAGAACGCCGCCGAGCACGGCCCGGACTTCAAGAGTAAGACCGACTTCGGACGGACGCCGAAGGACTTTTTCGAGTGGTTCGACGGCCTGGAGGCGACCGGGGACGCCGACCCCGTCTACCCCGAGACGGAGGAGTCGAGTATCGCCCGGAAGGAGAAGCCCGAGGACGTGGCCGGGTACGAACTGGTCACGAACGACCCCCAGGGCGGCATGATTGAGTGGGAGGGCGAGGGCGGCGGAACGCCCCCGTCGAAGCTACTCCAGCAGGACTACGACACCGAGGTCCAGTTGATGAACAGCGGCGGGCGCTACAAGCACCGCTGGCTGCTCCGTGTCCACTGGCGGGCCGGGACGGACCACAAGGTCCGAACCATCATGCAGTGGAAGTACGCCGGGACAGACGGCCAGGACGCCGCCCGGAAGGACAACATGGAGAAGGGTATCGCCAGGGCCGAGGAGTGGATGGAGGAGAACCCCGCCGAGGGGGCCGACGACGGCGACCAGCCACCCACCGAGCGAGTGGAAGCGTTTGCCGACCGGACGGGCGTTCCTGCCGACGTTTCAGAACGGATATTCGCGGAGTTCGGGAAGGCTGTCGGGAAGGACTGGGAGCACACCGAGGAGCGGATTTACCAGGCCGCCGACTACGGGAAAGAGCGGGACCGCCTGCTGTCCGTGAAGGGCGTCGGAGAAGGCCGACAGAAGCAGATAGCCGCTGCCGACCAGGACGACGACGACGACGGGACCGACCTGGAGGCCACGGTGTCCGAAATCGAGAACGCCCCTCCGGGCGGCTGGACCGAGGAGGACCGAGTGGACGGCGGCGACGAGAAGAACGTCTACGACGCCTACACCGAGAAGGACCTGGACCCGGAGAAGGCCCGCGAGCAGATAGGGCGCTACCTCATGGCGACCGTGCCGGAGGACGTGGCCCGTCGCCTGGCCGAGACGTTCGGGAACACGCGGTCGCTCGCCGGGGCCACCCTCGGCCAACTCCGCGACGTGGAGGGCGTCGGTGACGCGGTGGTCCGGGAGTTCTACAAGGACGTTCCCGACGACGAGAACCTGACCATCGCCCACGGCCAGAAGCGGGCCGACTGGGGGCCGTTCTCGACCTTCGGCGGCTACGGTCCCCGACTGGAGGGGAAGCCCGAGGTGGGCGACTACCTCGGCTTCGAGTACGACAGTGGCGGCATGGCCGGATGGGTAACTCGGGTCGAGGGCGACGAGGCCCTGGTCCGGTTGGACACCAACAGCCAGCCCGACCGCTACGACTGGGAGGCCGGGGTGGTCGAGGACCAGAACGGGAAGACGCACGACGTGAAGCACGTCGAGGTAGGCTTCAAGCAGGCCCCCGGCGACCTGCTGAACGCGGACAGCGTGACCGGCGGCTTCGAGGTTCCCGAGGAGGACGACCTGGCCGACGTGCTCGCCGCTCGGGGCGTGAATAACATCGTCGCTCACAACCTGGCGGACCAGTACGACAGCCTCCAGGCCGTGCAGGACGCCGCCGCCGCGACCGAGGACGTGACGGACCTCCAGGGCGTCGGGGACGCCTCGGCGCTCCAGGTCCGGCAGGCGCTCGACCTGGCCGCTCCCGACGAGGGCGGCGACGACCAGGGCGGCGACGACCAGGGCGGCGACGACCGGCCCGACGGCCCCGACACGGTGGGCCGCTGGAACATGAACGACGTGGACGCCGTCACTGGTGGCTACCGCGCTCACTACGTCGCTGACGCCGACACGCTGGCGTACTCGGCGCTCGTCCAGCCCGAGGACGGCCAGTACGTAATTCGTATCGAGGACGGCGACAGCGGGGCCAGCGGCGTCGTGGCGGAACTGGGCGACGTGTCCCACCAGCAGGCCGTGGACGCGGCGGTGGACTACCTCGAAGACACCCCGCCGACCCAGGCCGCGAAGGACACGACCATCGACTCCACGAGCGGCGACCGGGACGCCGCCGAGGAGCACCGCAAGGCCGTCGAGGCCGCCCGGCAGACCGACCCGGACGACGACCTGCCGGGTCCGGCGCTCAAGGCGCTCAAGAAGAACTGGGGCGTCTACAAACGCGGACTCAAGGAGGGCCGCGAGGCGGTCGAGGAGGCCGAGGAGTACCGCGACGAGCACCGAGGGAAGGCCGAGGAGGCGGCGGCCATCATCAACGACATCCGGGACGCCTACGGCCAGGAACCCATCGACTTCGACGGCGTGGAAGGCGTGCCAGCCGTGGAGGAACTCGGCGGCCCCATCACCGCCGAGTCGTCCGGCGTCTCGCTGTCGTTCGACTGGCAGGCCGACCCCTACGACCCGACGGAGGAGGTGTAGAGCCATGCCGGACCCATCCGCCCACCGCGACGACGGCGACGAGGAGGAGGACAACACGACGACGAGCACGAGGACACGATGGGAGCACACCGGCAGTCTGTCGGCGCTCCTGCTCGTCGGGACCTGTTGCGCGACGGTCCTGGTCTACGTGAGCCAGGGGGTCGAGGCCCCGTTGTGGGCGACCGCGACGTTCGGCCTGGCGACCCTGGCGTCCGTCGCCTGGGTGTTCGGGGAGTCGGCGCTACGTGCAGCCCGGAACGCGAAGGGAGGGCAGTGACGTGTCCGTGACCGAGGAGACGGTCGAACATCTCCCCGAGGGGTTCGACCCCGAGACGGCGGCCTGGGCCGTGGCGCTCCTCACCTTCGGAATTGGTGACGTAGCGACCACCCACGTCGGCCTCCAACTCGACGGGGTCGAGGAGGAGCACCCGCTGTCCGAAAAGGTGCTCGGAGTTGGTGGAACCGAGGCCATGATAGGCGTGAAGGCCGTCGCCTTCGCCCTCGCCTGGGTCGCTTACCAGCGGACCCCCGAGGAGTACCGCGCCGGTATCCCCATCGGCCTCGCCCTGCTCGGCGTCTACATCGTGGCGAACAACGCGGCGGTTCTACAGGAGGCGACCGTCCGTGCCTGACGAGGTCCCCGACGACCTGGCGGCCACCATCCGGGACGAGGAGCCGGACGAGTGGATACCCGTGGCCGGGCCGCTCTCCTGGGAGCAACGGACCCAGGGGAGCGAGGGGACCTACACGAACGGCAGGGAGGCGTTCGACGCCCTGGCGGTCCGCGACACCTTCAACGACGAGGCGTTCATCATCTCGACCCTCTACTGCCCCGACCTCATGGCTATGCTCTGAGAGGCCGAGAGACGCCGCTGGTCAGGTTCTTTTCTCGAAGGGTGGATAGGGTCAGACCGGGAGCTTGTCGTCCACGAGGCCGTCGTCTCCGCTGTAGTGGGGCCGCTGGCGACCTATCCCGTTCGTGTCCACCTTCTCGTACTCCCCGGTGTCCTTGTTCTCGACTATGCAGGTCCGGGCCGGGAGGTTCTTCAACTTCGAGGCGGAGAAGCCCGCCTGTCGGTCGATTTTCCCCAGGTCGTTGTCGTCGGAGACGGCGAAGTAGATACGCCGGTCGGCCTGGCTGATAACCGTGGTGTGCAGGAGTTGGGGGCGCTGTGAGATGTGCAGGCACTCCACCCCGTGCTTCCGTCCGCCGGTTATCATCCGCTCGACCCGCTCGTCAAAGGCGTTCTGCTTGACGATGTTGTGGGCCTCGTCGCAGGACACGAACGCCGTGGCGTCCGGCGTGGCGTCCTTACAGAGCACCATGACGGCGTCCGCTATCTGGGCGTAGACCTCGCGCTGCTCCTCGGTCGTGAGGCCGTCCGGGACCACTCGGAGCTTCCGGTGGTTGTAGAGGGCCTTCACCCAGGAGATTTGGCCCGCCGTCGCCTTGTCGAGATAGAGCGTCTGATACAGCGGGTCGTGCTCGGAGTCAGACAGCCCCTTCTCCTCGTCCTCGATGTCGAAGTGGACGGCGTAGGTGAAGTCCGGGACGACCTGCTCCAGCAGGTAGCCGGTGTAGTAGGACTTCCCGGTCCCGGACCGCCCGAGGACCGTCAGCCGGGCCATCTATTCCTCCTCGTCGGGGCTGGATACCTCCAGGTCGTTGAAGGCGTCTCGAAGGCTCGGCGGGACCAGCAGGATACCGACGAACAGGACTACCACGGCCACCTTCAACCGGACCCGGCCAGCGAGGCCGAGCGCCGCCTTCGCCTCGACCGCGTCACCCCTCGCAGCGGGGGACACCGAGGGCACATCTTCCACGCTACTCACCTCCCTCCTCGTCGTCCTCGAAGCCGCCGGGGTCGCCGGTCTTCATCATGGCCTGCTTCCCGGCCATGAACTGCTCGTACTCGTCGTCGTCCAGGGCGTCCCGGAGCAGCCGGTCGCGCTTCTCGGCCATCTCGTTGAACATGACCACCAATTCGACCCCCTCGCCAGCCACGGTCCCGGCGAGGAGTTCGGCGGCCCGCTCGGCGCTCATGTTCTCGGCCTCCACGTCCACGTCCATCGCCATCCCGAGGCGGCGGATGTCCGCCCGGTGGACGTTCACGATGTCCGCGAAAATCTCGGCGGGAGAATCGCCGGTAGGGCCGCTCTCGGTGAGCATATCCGCGATACCCTGCGGGTCCCGCATGAGGCGGGCCATCTGCCGGGGGTTCATGTCGATACCACCGAGCGCCAGGCCGTTCGTCATGGCAGGGACCCCCCGATAAGACCCTCTACGGCCTCACGAGCCTGCCCGACTATCTCGTCCCCGTCGGGCCGCATCCACACGATGAACGCCGTGCAGGTCAGCATGGCCCCGAACAGGCCCCACATCGGGTCCACCTCGTCGTCGTCGTCCGTGAAGACGTACTCCTCGAAGAACCGAGAACCGAAGTATCCGAGCCTGAAAGCCTCGAAAACCTCGGTAAACTCGTCCTGTAGGCCCTCCTTGTCGTCCTCGTCGTCCAGGCCGACGACCGCCAACCTGGCGGCCCCGTCGTTGATAGCCTCCTCCATGCTCTCGCCGCGAGCACCGAGGGCGTCCAGGGCGTCCGTCTCCTCGTCGTCGCCGTCGTCGCTGTCGTCCTCGTCCTCGGTCGAGAGGCCCGAGTCGTCGCTGTCCTTCGTGGCGTCGTCGGTCCCCGTGAACAGGTCCGACGCGCTCCCTCCGAGGTCGTCGTCCGTCAGGTCCACCTCGTCCACCTGGGGGTCGCCGTCCGGCTCCGGGTCGCTCCCGGAGTCCTCGGCCTGCTCCGCCAATTCCCTGGCGTCGTCCATCGGTTCCCCGCCGTCGTCGTCTTCCGCCAATTCCGGGTCGTCGTCCCCGGATTCGGTGGCAACAGTCGGGGCCGCCATTACTCGTCGTCACCCTCGATGTGCCCGGCGTTCTTGAAGTGCTGGATGATAGCCTCGTCCTTCTCCAGTTCGTTGTCCGGGTCGGCGGGCAGGACGACCTCGACCTCCTCGGCGTCGTCGTCCTCGCGGACCGTCACGTCGCCCAGGTCCGGGTCCCGCATGGAGTCCACGGCCTCGCGGGCCTTCGTCCCGCCCTCGCTGTCGCCGCTGCTGTCCCGGAGCTTCCAGGCGAGCAGCGCCACCACCACGAGGGCGATAAGCAGCATTTGGGCGCGAGAGAGGCCGAACGTCGGGATACCGCCGTCGAACATCCCGGTCCCGTCCTGGCCGTCGTCGTCGCCGTCGCCGCCGTCGTTCCCGCCCTGTTCCTGCTGTCGAATCTCGTCAACCGCTGGTGTGTCTCCCATGTAGTCAGTCCTCCCAGTTGTACGGGACGCCGCACTCGGGGCAGTTGTCCGGGTAGCCCTCGACCGAGACGCCGCACTCGGGGCAGTCGAATTGGTTTACGTCCGGTTCCTCGTCGTCGGCCTCCTCGACCGGCTCGCCGCCGTCGGTGACGACCTCCTGGCCGTCCTGGCCGTCGTGCTGGTCGCACCAGGTGTGACCGCTCGCCGCCGTGGCGTCCTCCTCACAGTCCGGGTCCTGGCACGGAGGCGGGCCGTCGGGGCTGTCCTCGGTCGGCGCGGTCTGCACGCCGTCCACGTCGCCATCGAACTCCTCGGCGGGGACCGTCGGGTCCTCGCTCTCGGGGTCCGCGCCTCGGGGGAGAACGTGCTGGTGCTCGGCGGTCTGGAAGTCCGCCGCTCCGCACATCGGCAACCACCGAGAACAGGACAGACAGCGTTTCCTGTACTTGTTTCCAGCCGTCGGGCTGGCCTCTATCCGCTTGTCGAGAACCGCCGCCACGCGCTCCGAAGCGCAATATTGGCACGGTTCAATCACGATACCACCGTCTCGCCGTGAAATCTGGTCTTGTAATCGCCATGCGTAGCCGGGGAGTTGGTGGACTCCGGTAGGGGACCGGGTCGCCAACTGTCCACCAATTCCTATCGGGAGGTGATAATGATTTGTTCTGCCAACCACCAATTCCTACCAATCCCAATTAATTAGACCGTATTTGAACGGAGCGAGGAAACCCGCCGCTCGCATGGCGTCTATCAACGTCAGCAGGGCAACGAACACGCTCATGAGCACGTCGTTCCTCAAGAGCGCCGTCCTCATCGTGGTCGGTTCCCTGCTCGCACAAGTCGTAACGACCTACCTTCGCAACAACGTTCGGGACATCTCGATGAAAGGAGGTGACGCCGTCTACAGCGCGGTGGCGGCCCTCCTCGCTCTCATCGTCCTGCCGAAGAAGTACGGGAAGCCGCTGGCCCTCGGTGCGACGGCCACGAGCGTCCGTGTCCTGCTTCGAGAACTCGGGGTAGTCTAACGGAGGTATCAATTCATGGGTAACATCGGCAACCTGTCCGCAGAGAAGCAGATTTCCGTCTACGACGGCCAGCCGTTCGTGGACGAGCAGGACGTTCCCGCCGACGACCCGAACACGCCCGCCCTCACCATCGAAGGGCCGGACGGCTACGTCATCGCCGTGGACGCCGGGACGCCTATCGCCCCGGAGTTCCGTGACTCGAACGGGAACAAACTCGACCCGAGCACTCGGGTCATCGTCCAGAAGTGCGACCGCCAGGGCAACCCCCTCGGTGACGGTATCGTGTTCAACGACACCCTCGGTCGGTTCGACTACGAGCAGATGCGGACCGACCCGGACTTCATGCGGAAGACCGCGAAGTCCCTGATGATTGACGAGCGGGAAATCGTCAAGGTGTTCGTGGACATCCCCGCCGGGGCGAACGGCTACGACGCCGACAAGTCGCGTCTCACGCTCGGTGACGACACTTCCGACTTCGGGAAGGCCGTCGAAATCGTGGACCACGACGAGCTTTCGGACGCGGAGACGCGGGCCGTGAAGGCAGCCAGCCAGCGCGGCAGCGGGGGTCGGTAACATGGCGGACCAGACCCAGGAGTACACCATCTCCCACACCGGGGGGACGCTCGGCTCCTCGAAGGTCACGACCGCCGCAAACCAGACCTCTCCGCAGCGCGAGACGGCCATCATCGGCTTCGAGTGCCCCCGGAAGTTCGCGGAAATCGAGTACGTCGGACAGCGCGACTCGACCCGCTTCATCCCTCGGACGACCGAGTCCATCACCGGGACGGCTGGCGACGACACCGTGGTTTCGCTCACGGCGAACATCCAGCCCGTCGCTGGCGAGACGGCCATCGAGGACCAGGACTACCCGGTCGCCGTGGCCTACAACGTCACGCAGGGTGTCCAGGTGGACATCGACGCGGTGGACTACGCCGCCGACGAGGTCACGCTGGCGGACAACCCCGCCGACGGCGACACCGTCAAGGTGTGGCCCATCATGGGCGACGGCGACGTTCAATTCCGCCTGGTCAACCAGTTTGGTCAGGAGGAGGGCCGCGTCTACCCCTGGGCCACGCCCCTCTACCGCTGGCACGACTTCCCTCAGCTCAAGCGAGGCCGGGAAATCAACCTCCACGGCTCCGTCACCTGGGAGGAGAACGAGACGGTCGAGGTCCTGCTGGACGCTCCCCAGGCTATCACCTGGGAGGACTCGGACTACCCGGAAGGGCAGTACGTGTCCACGTTCGAGCAGGACGTAGAAATCACCCTCTAACGGAGGTTTCTGCTCATGGGCGTCATTTCCGAACACATCGAGGAGCGGGACGCCCAGGGGCGGCCCGACTCCGACGGTTCGACCGAGCAGGCCAGCACGGCGACCAGCGCCGAGGAGCGCCTGACCTCCGAACTGGACCCGTTTCTTCAGCAGTACGTCACCGAGGAGTACCAGGCTGACGCAGCAACCGTGGACCAAATCCTGACCGGCTTAATCGCCGTCGGGAACCTACTCTAAAGCATGGGAGTCAAAGACCAAATCCGCGACCTGGACGAGTACCAGGCCCAGGTGCAGCAGGCCCAGGCGGGCCAGCAGCAGAACGCCCGCCAGGCCGCCGCTGCTGCCACCGGGCAGGCCGGGACCGTAGGGAACGCCCTCGGCCCGGTCATGAACTGGGAAAAGACGGACGTGGAGTTCTGGATGCAGGTAGCACAGGTCGTGCTCCTGTACCTGATTCTTCGAGAGCTACGGAGGGGAGCCTGACGGATGGGCTTCTTCTCCGACCTCAAGAAAGGTGCAGAGAACACGTACAACGACGCGAGCAACGCGGTTAGCAACACCGCCGACTCCGCCGGAGACGCCTTCAACGACGTGTCCAGCGGGGTGCAGGACACCGCCGACGACGCCGGGGACGCCTTCAACGACTTCACCAGCGGGGCGAGTCAGACGGCGAACGACGCTTTCAGCAGCGTTTCGTCCGGCGTGCAGGACACCGCCGACGACGCCGGGGACGCCTTCAACGACTTCTCCGGTGGAGTCGAGGACACCGCCGAGGACGCCTTCGACTTCGCCACGGGCGGAGGCGGCGGTGGAGGCGGTGGTGGGGGTGTCGCCGGGGCCGTCTCCGGCGTGTTCGACTCGGGAGCCGACGCCGCCGAGGACGCCTTCAACTTCGCCACGGGCGGAGCCGGTGACGCCGCCGACGAGGTGGCCGACCAGGCCCAGGGTGTCGCCCGCTTCTTCTCGGGAGCGAGCGACGACGCCGTGGACGACGCGACCCAGGCGTTCGAGGACGTGGCCTCGTCGTTCTCCGGTGGCTCCGGGGCGCTCGCCAACGCGGTTCAGAACGCGGGCGACGACGCCGCCGAGAACATCCAGCAGGTCCAGTCCTTCGCGGACGACCTGGGGGACAGCGCCGTCGAGAGCGTGGTGTCCGGGTCCGCCGACATCACCGAGGAGGTCGAGCAGGCCAGCGGCGACTTGAAGCAGGAGGCTTTCGAGTTCGCCAACGAGACGACCCAGAAGGCGAAGGACGCCGCCGACTTCGAGAGCTACCTGGAAGACATCGGACGAATCCAGAAGGACGTGCAGGGCTACCAGGCCCCGGACCCTGGCTCGTTCCTCTCCGGTATCACGAGCGGAGCGGGCGACCTCGCCGGGGACATCGGCGGGGGCCTGGCCGACGTGACCGGCGCGTCTGCCTACGCCAACTCCGACGCGGCAGCCCAGGCCCGCCAGGACATCGCGGAAGCGAAGGCCGAGGGCGGGCTGTCGGGGGCCGCAAAGCAGTTCGACACGCTGGCGAAGACCGGCTTCGACTTCGTGCTGGACAACCCGAACGCCTCGGTGCAGGACTCGGCCCGCGAGGGTATCGAGTTCGCTACCGGCGTGGACTCGGAGGACCAGGGCGAGGCCGCCGCCGAACTGGCCGGACAGACCAGCGCGGCGGTCGGCGGGGCCATCGAGGGGACGCCTCTCGACAACCCCGTGACGGACGCCGTCGGGACCGGCCTCGACATCTTCGTGGCCGACCCGGCGAAGGCAGCCGTTCGAGGGACCACGGGTATCTCCATCGACTCGGGGAGCACCGAGGGCCAGGTCGGGGCCATCGACGCCTTCGACGTGGGCGTGACCATCGGGACCGCCGGACTCGGGAAGGCGGGCCTGGCAGGCGTGAAGGGAGCGACCGGCGCGGCCAGCGGGGCCGACGAGGCCGGGACGCTCGTGGGCCGCCTGCTCGGTGGCGGCGACGAGGCAGCCGCCGCCGCCGACGACGTGGACGAGGGACGCCGTATCGTGACCGACGGCGGCGTGGACGTGTCCGACGAGACGGCCCTGGCGACGACCGACGACGCCGGGGCGCTGGCCGACGACATCCCCGAGGCGGGCCGAGCAGCCGACGAGGCTTCCGGTCCGTTCCGGGACGTTATCGACATCGGCCCGGCGCGGGTCGCTGACGACGCGGCCAGCGGGGCCGACGAGGCCGCCGCCGCCGCCGACGACGCGGCCCAGGCGGGGACCTCGACCTCCTCGACCATCCTGGGCGGTGTCGCGGGACTCGGTGACGAGGCTTCGCGGGTCGGTGACGAGGTCGCCCAGGCAGCCGACGCCTTCGGCTCTCGCGCTGGCGGCTTCTTTGACGACCTCACGGCCCGCTTCGGTGACGAGGCGGCCCAGGGGTCGGACGAGGCCGCCCGTGGCGCTGACGACGCTGCACGCGGCGCTGACGACGCCGCCAGGGGTTCGGACGAGGCCGCCCGTGGTAGCGACGAGGCGGCGCGTGGAACCGACGAGGTGGCGCGAGGGGCCGACGAGGCCGCCCAGGGAGCCGACGAGGGCGCGGGAGCGTTCCGCCGGTTCCTGGGGACGACGACGGGGAAGGTCACGGCAGGCACGGCGGGTGTCCTGGCCGGTGGCGCTCTCCTCGAATCCCTCGGGACGTTCGACCGCCTGGAGGCGACGGACCCGCAGACCGGCGAGACGTTCGCCCTGGTCCGTCAGAAGGACTATCCCGCGACGGAGAGGCGTCAGAACGGCGGGATTCTCTGGGAGGTGCGGACCGGCAACCAGCGCCAGGGGTACAACAACAGCCAGGGCCTCACGGTCATGGTCGGCGCGTCGGGCCGTAACGTCTACATCCTCGACTCCCAGGGCAACCGGACCCGCGCCCAGGTCCCCGTCGAGACTCTGGAGCAGGCCGTCGCTCGTGCTCGCGGAACTGCTGGAGGTGCGTCGGCATGACCATCTCCGCGCCCTTCGACAGCGAGCAGGAGGCCGACGCGGCCTACTTCGGCTCCGGCGGCTCCGGCGGGGGCGGCTCGACCGGACCGGGGCCTGGACCTGGACCCGGACCTGGACCCGGACCTGGCCCGAACGGCCAGGACGGCTCCGGCGCTCGGTGGGGCGAGCTACAGCAGGCCGCCCAACTCGGTTCCGGGTGGGTCCTGGTCTACCAGGACCAGCAGAACGGCAGCCGTCGTCGGTGGTTCGTTATCCGCATGAACGACGGCACGCTCCAGGCCCTCAACAGCCAGGGGCGACCCCAGGACGCCGGAGAGAACACCAAGCTCTCCGAGCTTCCCCACTACTCGAACGAGGAGGACGCCCGTGCGGCGTTCGCGGCCTGGGCCGAGCAGAACGGCCAGGGCGGCGAGAACGGCGAGGGCGGCCCCGGAACCGGCCCCGGCGGCGAGGGCGGCGAGGAGTCCGCCCAGTGGGGCCAGTGGAAGAAAATCAGCGAGGCGAGCGTCTGGCACATCTACAGCCGCGCTCACAAGCAGGAGGACCGCGCCCAGTTCCTCGCCACGGGCATGGTTGACGGCGACAGCGTCTACCTGGCCCCCGAGGGGAAGGTCGTCAAAGACCCCCACATCTACGACGACCCCGAGGCGCTACGCCAGTCCCTCCAGACCTACTTCCAGAAGGCCGAGAACGGGGACATCCCGGAGAGCCAGCAGCCCAACGGAGACGACCCTGGAGCCGAGCGGGTCCGCCGCGAGGCCACCAGCCAGTCGTCCTCGACCCAGTCGAAGGTAGAGCGCCTGGTCGAGAAGATGGGCGGGAAGAAAGTCGCCCTGGCCGCTGTCGCGGTCGGCGGTGTCGCCTACTACCAGTCGCAGGACGGCGACCTGTTCAACGGAGGTAGCTAAACATGGGAAAATTCGCGCTGGCCTCGCGGCTGGCAGACGAACTCGGCAGTAGCGTAGACGAGACTATCCGCTTCGTGGACGAGGTGGGCGTCCAGCCCGCCCGGTCCATGCTGGACGAGGCCGCCCAGTCGGGCAGCCGGACGGTCCAGAACTGGTGGAAGCCCGCCACGGCGGTCGGCGTCGTCGGCGGGGGCGGGGCGCTGGCCTGGCGACAGCAGGAAATCGACCAGGCCCGTGCCATCGCCAACCAGCAGAAATCGTACACCTCGGCGGCTCGGGAGGTCATGCAGTCCGACCTCTCGCCCGAGGCGAAGCGGGAACTGGTCAACCAACTCAACGAGAACGGCCCGGCGTCGGGTCAGAACAAGAACGGAGGCGGCGGCGACGACGGCGGCGGTGGCCTGCTCGGCGGCGACATCCAGACCACGCTCGTCCTTCTTATCGTCGTGGCGTTCGCGCTCCGGTACACCCTGGGGGACGACGACTGATGGTTCCCGGCCTTCGAGACAACGAGGACCTTCTGGTCGAGCGCCTGGGGCGTCTCGTGGACGTTCTGGAGACAAAGGAGTTCGGGGACACGACGGTCGAGCGGTCGGTGACGCAGAATATCGACCGGACCCGGACCGACAGCCCGAACAACGAGAACCAGCCCATCTACTTCTCGACCGGCCCGGAGGCCATCGCCGTCGAGAACACCGAGGAGTGGGAGCGGCTGGACTTCGGTATCGTCGCGGAGACGGTCAACATCCGCACCACGGACGACATCGACATCGCCTTCGCAGACCCGAACAAGAACGGGCCAGTTATCCGGGTCAGAGAGGGTGAATCCCCCTTCACCATCGGCGGGGACGCAGGTATCGAGTCGGCGTTTATCTGGCTCCGGCAGGCGGAGACGGCCAGCAACACGCCCGGCATCCAAATCATCGCGTTCAACTAACACAACACAACCATGACGACCATCGGACCTAAGACGGACAACCTCGGAACGCTCCTCTCCGACCTCACTACGGAGATGATAAACAACGGCGGATGGGCGGAAGCGGACGCCTACGTAACGAACGACCAGTCTACGGACGACTGGCACAACAACGGTCGGGCGCTGTATCACGCGGCGTCGGACACCTACGTCGTCCTGTTCCTCGACTACTACAGGACGCTCTACCCGTACAGCAACAGCCAGAACCTCTCGGTGTGCATGGTCCAGTCTACGGACTGGGACGACACGAACCACCACCCGGCAGGGCTGACGACGGACTGTGGCCGCTACCCGTTCTCCGGCGACGTGGGGAACGGCGCGGGGGTCTCGTTCGACTACCGGAACGACCACGGCAGCGGGACCCTGGCCGAGAACGAGGAGAACAGCGAACGGCTGTCGGCGTTCACGAAGGGCTACAGCCCGGACATCACGGACTGTGCCACGTCGGTAGACAACGACGACACCTGGACCTACGGCCTCTCGGTCGGGTCGGACTACTTCACCATCTTCGCGGTCAACGACTCCTCGAACACGGGGGCCGCTGGCTGCATGGGGTGGGAGTACCTGGACGAGAAGTTCTGGTCCGACGGTCGCCCGCCGGTCCACGCTTTCAGTTCCTACAACCACTCCGACGACGGGAGCGGCGAGTGGGTCAACTCGACCGAGTTCCACACGGCGTTCTACGACGACGACCACCCGAACACGGAGCTTCCGTACAACCGCTCCTCTCGGACCCAGGACCCTCGGTACGGGTTCATCAACTCCGACCCGGACGACGACAGCTACTTCTTCCAGTTCGCGGTGCTGGAAGACGACAACAACCCGAGGCGGCCCATCGCCCACCCGAGAATCGTCATCCCCAACGACATCGCCAACGGGGCGAACGACGGCGACACCGTCACGTCCGACGGGCGGACCTACCGCTTCTTCGTGGACTCGGGAGGGAACCGGAGCAGCACGCTCTCGTTCGGACTCCGGTGGGAGTAACGACCCATGACGGCGTACACCGGGGTTGACAGCAGCAGAACATACGCCACGGGGTCCTTCACCGACTACGCTTCCGTCTGGGGTCCCTCGCTGACGGTCGGTGGCTTCGTGTCGGTGGCCGACGCCGCAGACGGAGTCTTCACGGCCCACCAGCGCCTCGGCTCCTCGTCGGACCCGCCGACCATCGTGGACCACTCGGAGCCGCCCACGGCCTCCTCGACCGACTTCATGGACGCCGACACGGCGTTCACTGCCGGGGCGTTCGAGGGCCACCCGCTGATACACGCCTCGACCCAGACGACGGACCATCAATCCGAGTACCCCGGTAGCGTCGTGGGGATGGAGGACTACATCTTCTCCTGGGCGTACATCCCGCTCAAGTTCTTCCACGAGGTGACGGGCCGGGTCTACGACACCGAGGGCGAACCCATCAAAAACGCCCGGTTCATCGCCACGCCGGACAACCTCGGGACCGTCGGGTCGGTGGACGAGGACGGGTACTACTCCATCTACCTGCTCCGCGTCCCCTACCAGACGTTCCTGCTCGGCGTCCCGGCGAAGGGCGGCTACGACCTCGTGTGGTATCGCTCCTCGGAGGGCCAGCGTATCGCTGGCGACCAGGACGACATCGACCTCACGTTCGTCCCCGAGTCCATCCCGACACCGCTGGACACCAGCGTAGACCTGCGGTTCAAGTGACCATGCCGGGAATCGTCTCACAGTACGTGCTCCCCGTCGCCGTTATCGTCTCGGCGGCGGCGACCACGACGACGGCGGCAATCGCGTGGCAGTTGTACCGAGCGGTGAAGACCCACGAGAGGGCGCTGTTCGGTGAGGAGGCCGTGAACGGCCACGACGGTATCGTGGAAGTCGTCAACGAGAACACGCAGCGGTCGGAAGTGAACCGCCGGGTGCTCCGTGCTCACGACATGGTCCCGCCGGGGCCTCGCGGCGACTTCTACCGGGAGGCGCGGGACACGGCCCCCAACGAGAGCGACGAGCGACAGGGAGCGTAGCAGGCGCTCCCGTGCGTCTCGCTGGCTCCGTTACCTTCTCCGCGACCCAGACTACCTACAGAACAGGGAACCGCTCACGAGGCGACTGTGCGTCTCTCAGAGAGTCGGGGCAGAATAGCCGCAGACCGAGCACCTGGAGCGGCGTGGTCGGTCCTGCTTCGCCTCTCCGGCGGTCGTCGGCGTGAGGGGGCCGGAGTGGTCGAGCGCCGAGCAGTCGCGGTCCAGGTGGTAGCGCGTTCCCTGGCCGGTGACGTAGACGCGCCGGTCGGGGTCCAGGCTCACGCTCCGTAGCCTCCCGCTCCGTAGCCCTCGGCCCCGTAGCCGTCGGTCCCGTCCCTGGCCGCGACGTACTCCTCTCGGGAGACAAAACCGCCGTTCGGGCCTCGGTAGGCCACGCTGGCCCAGACTTCCATCTGGTAGCCGTCCTCGGTCGCCTCGACCACCTGGCGGTCGCTCACGCCAGGCCCTCCGCGACGACGTGGGCGCTGTCCCGGTCGAGAACGGGCGTCCAGGCCCGGATGTTCGCCTCGGTCGGGTAGCCGGTCCACACGGCCCGGCAGCGGAACGTCACGGCAGCACCTCGACGCAGGTACGGGTCGAACCGCAGTAGGGACACTTCCCGTCGGTGTCGAACACGGCCCGCCCGGTGGCCTTGAACGTGTCCCGCTGCTCGCCGCAGGACCGACACCAGATTTGAAGGTCTACGCGGGTCACTCGTCCACCCTCTCGGTCCAGCCGCACGTCGGGCAGTTCACGACGACCTCGACCCCGTGGCCGAGGTAGCGAAAGCGGGCCTCGACCGGCCCGCCGCAGGTGGAGCAGCCGCCCCGGACGGCAGGCTTCCGCTCGCGGGACAGCCAGCCCTCCAGTAGCTTCTCGAAGTCGTCCCGGCAGCCGTCGCAGAGACGGAACACGGAGCCGTCCACCACCAGGCTGTCGGAGTCGGTCGGCGTCCCGCACCGCTCGCACTCGGCGCTCACGCGACGACCTCCACGAGCAGGGTGTCGGCGTGCTCCTCGGAGACGCGCAGGATGTCCCGACGACGGACTCGACGGGGCCGCTTCGACTTCCGGCGGTAGATGGACCACCCCAGACGGCGAAGTTCCCGCTTCTCACCCCTGGTTAGACCCGTGCTCATGCCTCCCTCCGGGCCTTCCGTGCCAGGTCAGGGGCCGCTCGGTGGCCCTCGTTCGCCAGGCGCTTCATGCGGTCGGCGTCGTCGGTCCGGTGCTCGGCCACGAACGCCAGGGCGTCGTAGACGGTGGCGAAGTCGCGCTCCTTGTCGAACTCCCGCGTGTCCTTCTCCTCGAACAGAACGTCCGTGTAGAGGCCGTTTAGCCACCGCTGGCAGTCCATCCACACCCGGCGCGGGTCGTCGCCCGAGGACCGGCGGATGGCGACCTCCTCGTGGAACCGTAGGGGCTGCTCAAACCAGGCGACGAAGTGCAGCCCGAGGCCGCTGCTCGAAACGTGAACGTCCACGTAGTCGGCGCTGTTCTGGAGGTTGTGCCAGACCTTCACGGCCTCCAGGTCAAACTGGGTGTGCGTGTACTTGTCGCCGTCCAGGTCCACCGTGATACGGGAGGCGAACCGCTCGTCGGGCCGCTCGACGTGCTCGGGGTTCATCGTCCCCTCCCGGCCTGGGCGGAGCCACCGCGCCAGTTCTGCCTCGGGCCGAGGAGGTGCGTGTACGTCGGGTTCGACCGGCCCAGGTGCTTGATTAGCTTGTCGTCGCGTCGGCACTCGCACCGGAGCGGGTCGTCGCCCTGGCGGTCCCGGAGCCGGAGGTATCGCCGCTCGTAGCCGTCCTGGCCCTCCCGGACCTCGACCGTCGGGCTGACGCTGTCCGGGTCGGCGGACTCGTAGCCGTCGGGCTTCTCGGCGGCGGTCACGAGGTAGATACCCTCGTCCGTCTCGCCGGTCAGATACAGGTTCCCCTCGTCGCGGAGCGCCTGGTACGTCGCGCCGGTCTGGTCCACCAGGCCCTCGCGGGACCAGTACGTCCCGAAGGCCCCGCTGGTCGTGTTCGGGTTCCCGGCGTACTCGGGTTTCAGCCAGGTGCGGCCCTCGTCGTCCAGTTTCCCGATAGGCTTCCCGTTGATGTGAACGGTCTTGTCGTGGGCCGCTCCGCCGGGCTGATACCGCTTCCGGGCCTCTCGACGGCCCGGCGGGTGAACGTCGTACTGCTGGCGGCTCTTGTTCCACGTCAGGCCCCACTCGTGCGGGGCCACCGAGACGGGCGGCTCGCCGGGTTCGCTGTCCACCTCGACGTGCCAGGGGAACGCGAGGCCCTGGGCGATACCGGAGAGGTCGGCGTCGTTGAACGAGTCGTCGGTGTAGACCTCGGTGGACCAGTCCACGACGCCCGGCGAGGTGTTCATCTCGTGCGGTGCGACCTGCTCCTGCTCCCAGTTCCGGTAGTTCTCCACGGCGTTGAAGCCGGAGAGGTAGCCGTCGCCGCCGTCGGTCCCCCGGACACCGCCGCCAGGAGGGGCGTATCCGGGCGTCTCTATCCCGCTGTCGTACATATACGCCGCTCGGTGGGCCGCCGTCGCCAGCCAGCCCTCCAGGGCGTCGTGCGGCTGGCCGTAGGTGTGGACCCTCGCCCGGAGTTGGATACCGCCGTACTCCTTGTCCTTCCCGGACCCGATTTGGTAGACGGCCTGGTAGACGTAGCTCGTCCGCGTCAGGGGGCCGTCACCGTCCCGGAGGTTCCACTGATACAGGTTGTCGATGTCGCGGAGCCTCGCGCCGAAGTAGTCACGCTCGGAGACGGAGAGGTCCGCCTGGGCGAGCGGGCTGTCGAGGAGTTGGGCCTGCATGGCTCACTCCTCCGTCACGTTCCCGTCCCACGGGTCGGCCTCGGGCTGGTCGAGGCGCGGGATAGCCCCGGCAAACATCTGGGCGAGGGCCTGTAGGAACGGCTCACGCGGGCCGTTGACCCTCATGTTCATGCCCTCGTCCACCCATCCGTCGGAGCCGTCCCCGGCGGTCAGGTAGGCGTACCGGAGCGACAGCGTCCAGGCGTCCGGGTCGTCGGGGTGCTCCCAGGTCCGCAGGGTCAGGTAGTAGTAGCCCTGGCTGGTCGCGTCGGCCATGAAGTAGCCGAGCAGGGCCGCGTCGTCGCCCGTGAGTTGGCCGAGACGGGCTTCCAGACCGACGGGGTGGTCACTCAAGGGTGACACCTCCCTCGCCGTCTGCGACGGCCTGGGGGGCGCTCTCGCGCTCTCCTCGTAGGGCCGCCGTTCGCTCGTCGTTGTAGTCGTCCGCCAGTTCCACGATGTCGTCAGGGGTTAGGGTGCTTCGGTCCATGATTTCAGTCTGCCAGTTGGTCGTATCCGTCTCGAAGACGGCGCGTACCTGGTTCTCTGCCGATTCTCGGGCCTTCCGTCGCTTCTGCTCGGCCTTCCAGTCCTCGTAGTCGGAGTAGCTTCGGTCGTCGCGGAGCCGTTCGGCGGCCCACTCCACGAGGTCGCCCACGGTCCGGTCCGGCTCCGGGCTGTCGTCGCTGTCCGCGTAGACCTGGATGGCCTCGTTCCCGCCACCGTCGGGCGTCACGACCTGCTGGCCGCCGTCGGTAAGCTCGCCGTTCGTGTCGGGGTTCTCGACCGTCACCACGTCGTCCTCGACCTCCTCGGCGTCCACGTCGGTCCAGCCGAAGGGGTCGAACTCGGTGGGGTCCAGGTCTATCTCGTCGGGGTTGACGCCCCGTTCTGACAGCTCACGAGCGACCCGTGCTACGTCGTCTCGGGAGACGTTCGGGGGTAGCTCCTCGTCGGCCAGGTCCGGCAGGTCGTCGCCCCGGACTCGGCGGTCGGAGCCGATACCGGACCGGAGGGGTTCGAGGTCCCGGTCCATCTTGAGGGCGTTCCGCGTCAGGACGAGGGCGAACCGTCGGCCCTCCTTCCCGTCAGACACGCCGGTCAGGCGCTCGAACGGGTTGCTGTAGCGGTCGGCCCAGTCGGACAGTTTCAGCGCCTCCAGGGCGTCCCGGAGCACGCGGTCCACCTCCTCGACCAGTTCGCCGTCCTCGATGGGCGGGGCGTCGGGGTGCTCCTCGACCTTCTCCTCCAGCATCTCCGCCTCCCGCCGGTAGTTCTCCGCCTTCGCCACCAGCCACTTCGCGCCGTAGCCGTTCTTGAATCGCTGCTCGAAGTCGGAGCGGACCCGTCCGGCGAACCCGCCAGCGTCGTCTATCGGGCGTCCGAAGTCGATGATTTCCCGGCGTAGCTTCGCTATCTGGGCCTCGACGGCGACGGCCTCGGCGTTCGACTCCAGGCCGTAGGCGTCAAACCGCCGGAGAAGCGCCGAGCGGGCCACGTCGTACTGTTCTGCCAGCGTGTCGATGGCGTCCAGCGTCTCCTGGGGCATCCGGTAGGACACCTTCGGGTCCCGGTCGCTGGTCACGCTCGTACACCTCCGCAAGACCTATGGACGGAGGCCCCGAATTGGCGGACGCCAGGGTCCCGGTTAGGGGCGCGGCAGACGCCGCGTTCGGGGCTTTGGTCCATGTAGCCGGGGAGGCCCGATGGCACTCCCCTTCCATGTACCTCGGTAAGCGGGCTGTTCTCTCGGTCCATCGTTACGCTGGTAGCTCGTACTGCTCGCGGTCGTCCTCGCGTAGCAGGTCCGCGTCGTCCATCTCGTCCTGTACCTCCTCGACGGCAGCGAGCACGGAGGCCTCGCCGTACTCGTCCAGCAGCGCCCTCCACAGGACGCGCTCGGCCCACGTCGAGAACTGCACGTAGTCGGGCAGCAGTTCCTTTGCAGCGCCGTCGAACTCCCGGCTGACGTAGATGTGTCGCCGGGTCTTCCGTGCGATTCGTTCGATTTCGGTCATGGTTTACCAGTTGTCGAGTCCGACCTGTTTGGACGGGTCCGAACCGCTCGGTCCGTCGCGGGAGGGGCGGTACTCCCAGTCGCACTTTCGGCAGTCGCGCTTCCCGCTCCGTGACACCCGCTGCGGGCCGGTCCTGCACATCGGGCAGGTGAACGTCTCGCGGTCGCCGGAGACGGTCACGCATCGTCACCTCGCAGGTAGCCCCAGACGGGCGTGAGGTCGTTCGAGAGCCACGCGCCGACCACGTCCAGGTGACACCAGGTGTCGGCGGTCCGGTCCTGCGAGACGCCGCGACACCAGCAGGCGACCCGCTTCCCTCGAAGGCGCTCCACGGCCTCGCGGAAGTCCTCGTCCTCCTCGACCCGTTCGAGGAAGCACCGGGCGAACGCGGCTATCACCCGGCGGCGCTCGGCCACGGTGTCGCCGTCCATCACGAACGGATTACCGAGCCAGCCGGGCGCTGGCGGGTTCGTGTTCTTCGCGTGGCAGAGGTCGCCGTCCCGGCGCTTCCGACCGCCGTACACGTCGATAGTCTCCGAGGAGCGGGCGACGTGGGCCACCTCCAGCGTCTCCAGGTCGGGGACCTGGCCGCCCTCGTCGGTGTCGAAGGCGCTCACTGGGAGTCACCCCCGAGGAACGAGGGCGCGTAGCCGGACCGCAGAGACGCCACACGCTCCCGTAGACGCTCGCCACGTCCGACGGCCCCACCGTCGGCCACCAGGGCCGCCTCGGCGTTCTCGACGGCCTCACGGACCTCCTGGTCGGTGGCCTCGTCCACGTCGTCGGCGGTCCGTTCTCCGACCTGCACCTCGGCCTCCAGGGCCTTCTCGAAGTCGGGCAGGACCTCGCGGTTCATGATGGCCGTGCGGACGGCCTCGACGTGCTCGGGGAGAGAGGCGGCCCGCTGGAAACGGGAGCCGTCCGGGTTCTCGCGGTTGTAGAAGGCCAGGTACTCGTCCCGCCCGTACCGCTGGAAGCGGTAGACAGCGCCGTCTCGCGTCTCGATGGACACGACTCGGCGGGCGGGTGTCGGCCCGTGGCGGCCTTCGAGGACCAGCCAGGCGTCCACGACCTTCTTCCCCTGGGTGTCGCGCTCGACCTCCTCGACGCCGAGGAGCGGGACCGGGTCGCTCTCGCTCCGGTACGTCATGCGACCACCTCGCGGTCGAACACGTCGGTCCAGAACACGCGGGCCTTCCGTCCCTTCGACGGGCGGCTCCCGTCGTGCCAGGCGTCCGGGTCGATTAGACCGCCGAAGTCCACGGCGGACACGAACCGCCAGGCGAGCACGTAGTCCTCGAAGTCCTCGGGCGTGACCTCGGAGGGGTCGGCCTCGCCGTCGTAGACGACGAGGAGGTACTGGCCGTCGTCGGCCAGCAGGTGCAGCAGCGTCTCGCTCCAGGCGTCCCACCGACCGGGGACCGTCTCGTCGCCGCCGTTCGCGTGCTCAAGTTGGCACGCCTTGATTTGGATGGGTTCGCCGTCCTGGGTCCGGGCGTCCACGCTGACGCCGTCCACGAACGAGAGGCCCAGGTGCTCGCACATGAGCAGTTCGACCACCGTACCGTGCTCGGGACTCCCGAAGTCGGTGGTCCCGAACTCGCCGGTCCGCATGGCCTCCTGCACGCTCTCGCGGCGCTCGGTCACGGCGCTCATGCCGAACCACCGCCGTAGAAGGCTCCGTCGGTCCGAAGCGGCGCTCGTTTGACGACCTCGATTCCGTACTGCCAGTGCCCCTCGGTCCGGGGCTTTTGGTCCATCGTAGCCATGTTTCCATGCAACCCCTGTAGGGGAGGGGTCACACGACGACACACGAACCGGGGGGTCTTAAAGGTATGTCAGACTCTACTACACCTGATAATCGAGAGACGGCAGGCTGTTCCTACGTGAGAACACCGGAGAACAGGTAGGACGGCCCTACTCGTCGGCTTCGAGTTCGTCCGCGATAGACGCGGTCCGTCGGGCCTTCCCGATGTTGTCCCTGGCCCGGCCCAGGAGCGTGTCGAGGTTCGAGACGGAGCAGTCCATCCGCTCGGCGGTTTCTTCGCGGCCTACGCCCTCCACGTCACGGAGAACCCAGGCGACGGCCTGGCGGTACGTCACGACGCCGTGGGCGGCCACGTCGTCGGCGGCGCGGCAGACGCTCCGGGAGACGCCGGGGTAGCCGTCGCCAGGGTCCACGTCGGCACCCGGTGGCCGCCCCTGGTCGCCGTACTCGTGGTCCGGGACGGGGTCGCCAGCGACACCGACGCGCTCCCGCTGTAGCCGGTCCTCGGGGGCCTCCTCGCCGTTCATGCTCCGGCCTCCGTTCGCGCCGGGCAGTCTCGCGGGTCCTCGTCCTGTAGGACGGGTTCGAGGCAGAACGGGCAGGTCGGCGTCTGGGTCCGCAGGTGGCGCTCCGCGCACCCGTCGCAGATGGTCCAGTCCTTCGAGAGAATCGCGCCGTCGTCGGCCTCGAACTCGGCGGTCCGGCGGGAGATGGACCCGTTGCTCGCGTAGTCCGTGAAGTTGCACACCTCGCAGGTCATGGTGTCGCTCATGCGTCCAGGCCCTCCCCGGCCTCGCTGTCGGCCTGCTCCGGCGGGTACGCGCCCCACTCGGGTCGGTCGGCGTCCTGGTCTGTCTCGTAGCAGAGGAGCGTGTGGGCCGTCTCGCAGCCCTGACAGCGGTAGACCGGGTTGAGGTACTTCCCCCAGGCTCCGGTAGTCAGGACCGCCGGGTACTGCTGAAACAGCGCGTGCTCGGTGGCGTCACAGTCGTCCTCGGGACACTCCCGGTCGAGGGTCCGCCGCGCCGAGCGGCGCACGTCGTCGCGGAGGTGGTCGAGGTCGTCGGTGCTGTCGTCGGTCGTGCCGGGCGTCTCGCCCGGTGCGTCGTCGTCGGTCATGGTCGCGTCCGGCCTCGCTGGCCGGGAGGCCCCGCCGTGGAGTCGAACCACGGGCCGCCGCTCGGGGTGTCTGACGGGTCGGACCCCTGGGGTCAGGCGTCCACGGGCCGCCAGTTGGTCCCCTGGCAGCGCGGGCAGTTGAAGACGAACGCTCCGGGCGGCGTCTGGACGTGGCCGCAGCCGGAGCACTCCATCGGGCCGTTCATCGGTCCGCCTCGTCGTCCAGGCGGGCCGCCAGGGCGTCCTGCTGGACCGTCACGGAGCAGCCGTAGGAGCACGCCACGCCGTCCACGAGCGGGTCGTCTCGTCGCTCTCCGGCGCGGTGTGGCCGGTCGCACCCGTCGCACCAGAACGGCCTCCGCTCCTCGACGGGGACGTTCCCGGCGTAGACCGCCCCGGCCTCGAACGCCGCACGCAGGTTGTGAGGCCCGTACAGGAGCGTCTTGTCTCGTCCCTCCGGCGGTCGGACCTGGGCCTGGTAGAGCGGCCCCACGCCGCTCTCGGGGGCCTCGTCGGCGGGCGCGACTCCCTCGACGTACAGGGCCGTCCCGTCCGGCAGGCGGACCAGGTCGCCCGTCTCCAGGTCGTCGGCCTCGGGCTGGTCGAGGACGAGGGTGTCCAGGCTGGTCGTCTCGGTGGCCCCGTTCGACTTCACGACGCTCACGGGCTGCACGCCCCGGAGCACGTCGTCCGGGTAGCCGGTGTGGACGGTCCCGACCTCGACGGGCGCGGCGAACTCGTCGGAGTAGAACGTCTCGCCCTCCAGGTCCTCCAGGTCCTCGGCCTGGTCGATGGCGGTTATCTCCAGGGCCTTCCGGGCCGCCTCGCGGGTGTCGTCGTCCAGGTCCTCCAGGCTGTCGGTCGTCAGGTCGCCGTCCGCGCCGATACGCTCCAGGGCGGCCTTGAGGTGGCCCGCGCCGAAGGTGTAGGTCTGGGCCACGTCGTGAATCACGCCGCCGTCCACGGGCGTCGTGCGCTCGCTGGCGGCCTCCTGGCCGCCGTCGGTCCGGGCGACCCGCGAGAGCTTCGACACCCAGACCCGCCGCAGGGTCGTCTCCGGCGTGTCCTCGAAGTAGACGTAGGCCCTCGCCTCCGTCTCGCGGTGCTCGCCGTCCGGGTGGGCGCGGACGGTCCCGACGCCGTACTCCTCGTGCTCGACCGTCTCGTCCGGCTCGTAGCCGCCTCGCAGGTCGCTCCCGCCGTCGGTCCGGGCCTCCTCGACCTCCCCGGCGTCCTCGACCGGCGCGTACTCCTCCAGCAGCGCGAGGGCCTGCTGGTAGCCCGCCCGCTTCCCGCTGGCCTTCGCGTAGTCGTCGCGGGTCGCCTCGGGGTCCTCGTGGACCTCCTCGGGGTAGTCGGCCAGGTTCTCGGCCTTCCGTTCGACCTTCTGGCGGACCCACGAGAGCGGCCAGTCGCACCCACGCAGGCGGTAGGCGACCTCTCGCACCGCGCTGGCGTAGTTGAGGTTGAACAGGTATTCCTCGCTGCTGGCCGTCCCCTCGGCCATGCGGTCGTGCTCGGCGGCCACCTGCTCGGCGGCCTGCCGGACGGCCCGGCGCTGCTCCGGGTCCTCGTCGGCCTGGTGGTCGTGCGTCCCGACGACTTCGAGCGCCGAGACGGTCCGCTCGGGGTTCTCGTCCAGTTCTTCGAGCAGGTCGGTGGCGTCCAGGGTCGGGGCCGCGCCCTCGGTGCAGCGGAGCCGCAGGTCGTCGCCCACGTCGCGGAGGTAGCTGACGGTGTCCGGGTCGGTCGTCAGGCGGACGTAGAGCGTCCCCAGGTGGTCCGGGTCCAGTTCGTCGGCGGCGCTCGTCACGACGGCCTCGACGCTGTCACCGTCCTCCGTGTAGACGTGGACCACGTCGTCCTCCTCCAGCGCCCGCAGGGCCTCCCACTCGTCGTGAACTGAGCGGTAGCGGCCCGCGAGGGACCGCAGGCAGTTGTCGCACTCGATGGTCCGCCAGGCGGCGTCTGGGGCCTCCTTCACGGCCACGCTGTCGAAGTTGCGGCGCGTCCGTCGGTGGCCGCAGAGCGCCCGGTTCTCGCCCTCCAGGTAGGCGTGGCGCGTCCCGGTGACGGTGTCGCTCACGAGCAGGTCGTCGGCGGTGACGGCCTCGCGCCCGCCGTCGGTCCGCAGGTCGCCCATGCGGTCCTTCCACTGGGGCGTGTCGAGTCGGTCCGGGCCGTCGTCGCCGTCGTCGCCGTCGTCCTCGACCGGCTCGGGGTCGTCGTCCTCGTCGTCGTCGTCCTGGCGGGCCTCCTCCAGAAGCTCCATGCGGCGCTCGTAGTCGTCCCAGGACTCGACCAGGCGGACCTCCAGCATCGTCCCGATGAAGCGACTGTCGGCTCCTGCGTGGTTGTGAACGGCCTCCTCTCGCCCGGCGATGTCGGCGGCGTGCGCCGTGCGGAGCGTGCCGTCGTCGGCCTCGACGGTGACGACGCGACCGGAGCAGGTGACGACCTCGCCCTCGTGGACCTGGACGCCGCCCTGGTTGCTCACGTAGACGAGCACGGCGGGCGCTCCCTCCTCGGTCGAGTACGGGCCGTCCGCCGCCTCCAGGTCGCTCACGCCGCCGTCCCAGGCCGCCGTGTGGTAGTCGCGCCCGTCGGGGGCCTCCTCCGGGACCGCGCCGTCAGGGAGCAGGGCCGGGTCGTACTCCTCGCGGGCCTCCAGGTCGTCCATGTCCACGGCTCCGTACACGTCGCGGAGGGTCTGCGTCTCGGTGCTGTCGTCGGCGGTCGGCTGCTGGCTGTCTCGTGCCATACTCCCACGTTCTTGTGGCAGTGCCTTATACTTTGCCATGCCTACGTGGCAGAATACAGGCGTGCGTAGGGGGCCTTAAAGGCCCAGGTGCGGGTTCCGGCGTCTCCGGGGCTGTCGCGGGCGGTGGCGGGCGGTACGGCGTGCCGCCTCGGTCGGACCGCTGGTTTGACCACCGGGGGGATTTAAAGAGGGGGGTATCTGTCTTAAAGGCGAAAAGGGGATTCGGGGGGGAGAGACGCCGAGGAGGCCGCCAGCGGGCCGTACTGCTCGGTCCGACGGTCGGACCATGTAGAAGAAGGAGAAGTAGTAGAGCGACGACGGCGGGGCGGTGCGGTGCGGTGCGGGAGCGACGACGACCGCAGGGAGGAGGAGCGTGTGGCGGCGGCAGGAACCCCGGCGGCTCCCAGGCGGCGCTCGGCGGTCGGCGGCCCCCAGAGAGAGAGAGAGAGTG